CACTTTGGACATAACCACAGAACCTGTTCCGTCCGGTGTGATGTTGATGTCTGCATCACTAGCCGCCGCCGTAACGATCGATTGTCCGTTGACATCTAAATCGCCACCCAATTGGGGAGTTGTGTCTTCCACGACGTTGTCTATACCTTCTCCAACCATTGATGTCCAAGCGCCACTGCTGTATCCTTCGATGGTTCCACTATCCGTATTGTAACGAATGTCACCGTTGGCCGGTGTTCCTCGTTCTGCATCTGTTCCAGAAGGTAATCTTAACGCTCCTGTTCCTGAAATGTGTAATTGTCTTGCTGGTGTTGCTGTACCGATACCCACGAATGAGTTGGTCACGTCCAACACTAATAAATTTGTTTCGAAAGCCAAATCTGTTCCAGACCTTAAAAGGTTGGATTTTAGCATTTGTCCCGATATTCTACCTATTGCCATGTTTAATCTCCAAACGTTTGTCTTGTTTTGTTATAACAGAAGTATTTATTTTTATTAGGGTTTTTATAGTATTAAATACAGGATTATATGAAAAATAATATTATAACAGTGATCGGACCATTGTATCCTGTGGATTTTGATCTTGAACTGTGTGTTAAAAACGGTCCTGTAATTGTTACAAATACATCTCATGAAAAGATTACTCCTAAATATGCTATTATAACTTCGGAATCACAACTGCAAGATACCATGAATCTATCCAATTTTAAGCAAACTAGACTATTGGTTCCGGAAAGTATGTATAAAAAATATCTATTTTTTGAAAACATTGATCAGTTGCCCTATTTTCCTGCCATAAAAGGACTAGAATTAAACGAACATCAGTGTTCCAAACAGAGTTTGGCCTTGATGCTGGCCTGTTGGATGGAAGCTGAAACCGTACACCTATTTGGATATGACATACAGGATCTAACTGAAAGAGAGCGATTGCTGGGCATTGGAATGATCAATCCCCACACTCGTATAATATACACAAGAAAACCCAATCCTTCTAAAATATTTTTATTTGATTCCTATAAAAATATGTCTGTGATGGATTACAAACAATATCAAAAAGAATACAATGGAAAAAAATAAAATACATTTGAAATATCACATTGTTATTCGATGGCCGGCCCATTGTAGAAATCGCAGTCTTGAAACAATGTCATCCAGACCGGACCTAGTAAAAGAAATGAACGCATATAGAATAAAAATAGAAAATGTATGTAGATTGATTTTGAAAAAAGAATATAAAATTGACCCAAACCATCAGTTGTCCGGTGTTAGTTTATGGTTTGAATCTGGGCAAGATTTATATGAATTCATAATTAGACAACCAGAATTTTCTTGGGAAATTGTTCCGGAAATCGGGACGGTGAATTATCTCACAGGTGAATATAAAAAATATAAATTGGTTTATCTACCCACAGGCATCACTGTTGATTAAGAATCAAATCCATGCATCACCACAATTCTTCCGTTATTGTGAACTGCCTCTGATATTGTAAGAGTTGTCCCGGACACAGTGTAACTCTGTGTTGGTTCTTGCATGACCCCGTCGATGTAGACTATGATATTTTTATCCGAATACGGAGTCCTTGTCAAGGTAAACACAAAAGTGGAACCGTCCCCTGTGAACACATCCTTTTTAAGATTGGCCGTACCGCCCCCGGTCTGCAACGACGTCCAACTTGAACCATCTTCGGATACTTCGTATTTTCCAATATCTGAGTTAAATCTTAAAATACCCGCAACCGGTGTTGGCCTCTCTGCCGACGACCCCGTTGGTACATTGATTCCGCCTGTTAAGTTTGATAAGTCTAAATCTGTGCTGGTTAACTTAAAGTTGTTGGCCGAGGCATATATGTTATCCGAGGTGTCTCCGGTCGCTCTATAAATTAATGGAGAATCAAAATCAAGTCTAGCAAAATATATTACATTATTAAATCCGGATCCTTGACCTTTCAATCGTAATTGTCCGCCAGATACATCAACAGAGAATGTAATTAGTTCCGAACCACCTGTGTAGACTTTGCTTTCCGTAAAGTATGCATTGGATCCATCAGAAACAACAGACACCTCGGAAGTTTGATAATCTGTTCCGTTGTTAATATTGACAAAATATCTTGCAGTTTTTTTCGCAAACACATCGATAGAATCAATGATTTTTACGGATGAATCTACATCTGCAATTTTTCCATAATGTATTTGATCATAAGTTCCAAACTTTGTGTCTGGTCCTAATCCCACTCTATATAAAATTGTTGTAAAATTTATTGACCCTGACGCGGTTGCTCTAATGTTAACTCTGTCTCCGATTATGACAGCGTTAAATTGTGCCAATCCAACTCCTGACGTTGATGATACTTTTCCCGAGTTGTCTGCATATGCTGTTGAACCATCATGCACCACTTTCAACTCGTGCATTTCATAATAACCTCCAGAGTCATCTCTGGAAAGTGCATAATATTTCGCACCATAGAAATCGGTTTTTCTGAAACTGTCAACAGTAACTGGTTCGGAATCTATCTCTGTGTTTATAACTGTGACTTTTGTGTTTGTCGATGTGGCATCTTCTAAGTGGTCACCTAGTGCTATTCTATAAATTTTTAAATTTAAATGACTTGACGACGTTGCCGCTCCTTGCAATCTCAGTTTTCCGTTTGAAATATCAGTGGACCAAGAAACTAAGTTTGCACTGTCTTCGTTCAAATCATATACAGAGTTTGATGCTGTGGAGTCATCGTGCACCACCTTGATATTAACTTGTCCAAGTAAATTATTGTTGACATCATGGATGGCAACGTGATAAACCAATCCTCTGTATTCACTTACATCAAATTGATCAATAATGCTTTGAGATGTGGATAATTTATTGTATTCGAATGTTGATGCAACTGTGTTACTACCACCAGCGGTTGATGACGATGTTAAATTTTGTAAACCTTGTGTACCAGTGTATCTACCACCCGAGACATATACAGACTTTCCTGTGAAATCTACGCCATTAGGTAGGCTGGTTCCGATAAAATGTAATAATCCTGCTTGGTAGTCGAAGAACCATTCGTCGTTGTTTCCCGATCCTGTGGCAAACACCTGTGTGCCCGATGCCGCGGCATTGCCCGCATCGCCTGATGTATGTATGTAAACTTTGACCTGATAAGTGGATCCAAATTCTGGTGGTATCCAATCGGTTAATCCTGTCTTCCAAGTTCTATATAAGGTGGCGGTGCTGTCCATTGTACACTCGTCTGGTGCAGAAGTTGGATATACCGTAACCACTCCTGTCGTTGATACCGGAAGAACCGTAGGAATCTCATCCGCTTGGTTCCAGGTTTTGTCACCTCTTAATAATAATGGAGATGCAATGGCCTCGTTGGGTGCTTTCTTTAGATCATTTGTATCGGTCTTGGCGACACCGTACCCTATTTTCTTCCAGAGATAATCAACTTTTTTTGCGTCTGTGATGGCCATTATGCGATACTCAGTGCTGTCACACTGTCTCCTGAATTTAATTTTATTCTACATAGCACAACATTACCTGTGGCATTGGATGCATTTTCGGATCCCAGTGTCAAAGTGAATGGTTGAGCAGAATAACTCACTCCATCTTGTATTCTATCACCTGTGGTAAAAGCACAACCATTCGATCCGTTTCCTCCGGTACCTGTGTTTGCTCCCGGAATTCCCGATCCGGCATATGTTATCGAAGCATCTAACCAACCGTTCAATGTGGATGTGGAATCGATCTGTGTGCCCGGTGCCGCAATATAGAATCCCGAAACTGTTCCTGTTAAAGTGACAGTAAAGTTTGCCATATTAGTTCTACGGAATGCGAATGTATAATATTGTGTGCCTGTATCTCCCGATCTGTCAGGACCGACAGGTAGGTAACCAGTACTGTAATCTGTAGTATCATGTTGAATAGTACCGGTACTTGTACCTGTTGGTCTGACTATGGCTTCCTGGGTTCCGGCCACCGTTTCCGCATCGCTCCAAGCGTGGTCGGTGTAGTAGTTGGCGTTTGACGAATCAAAGAACGAGGGCGTATCGCTGGCCGTTCCGAACCCAGTTATTCGCACAGCATCGTCGTCATATGTGGCTCCTAGAGAGTCACTGACAAGGATACCACCCTGATCTTTGTTAAGACCTCCCGGTGTGGCTGTGAAAACCTGTATCTTAGTTGAGTCCTCTGAGTAAGCACCATCGCCGTTGCAGTTGGCAGATCTTGCTTTGATGGTTGATACAGAGAACATTGAAGAACTTGTTAATGGCACTGTTAATGTGCCCAATGTGTAAGGAGATGATACTCCTGTGTCTACATTCGGTATGCCTCCTGTCAGCATAGACGAAGCACCATCCACATTGGCATATGTGTAATTAATGTTGGATATGATAGACCCAGAACCTTCAGACACGGTGGCTGGATCGATTTCGTGTGGATCAGAAATGTCCGCATAGGCCTGACCTGTGAAGTTTGATATTGTGGTTCCGATCACTGTTAAAGTTGGCGAACCCAAATCATAAAAAGGCACACCTGAGATATATTGATATGTTCCCGCCGTGCCTTCCGCTACCGTACCGATTGTTGTGGTTGGTGTTGCTGTGATGTCGTCCTTGACGAACTCCACTATATTCGTGTCACCCGTGGCGCTGTGTGACAACTGGAAACTGTTTATACCTGCCGACACACCAGATGCCGCTTTGGCGACTTTGGCCTTGAACCCTGTGAATGCTCCTGGATAGTAGATACTGTTAGCGAATGTGACTGTGGCACCTGTGGCATCCAACAATTGATAATCGCTCTCTCCGGTGATCACTAAACTTGTATATGTTCCCGAATCGTCTCCGGATGTAAATATTTTATTGCCGTCTCCGGAACCATTTACGTTTGCCGTGAGTGTTCCAGAAGATGCGTCGTAGGCATATGTGCTCAACGTAGATGAGTCAATTGTTCCTGTTGTGGCCACCGTTCTGTTGACAGAATCTCCTGCAACATATGTCGCTCCGCCTGTGTTGTCTGTGGCACCCGCCGCCAATCTCGGAGATGTTCCCACTGATCCAGAGAAAGAAATTGTTTTGGAGCTCAGTCCGTTAGGTGCACTCGGTGATGACGCATAAACTTTCAACAACACATTAGTAGAAGTGGGTATGGCCGCTGGATTGGCGGTCGAATGGTTGTTCAATGTCAATGTGGTCGTGTCTCTGCCTGTGCCCGAACTGGTCCCGCCCGCCCAGGTATGTTGTAATCTTGATCCAGCGGTTCCTCCGGCCGCGGAGTCGTTGGCTATGGTGTCGTCCGATGAACCGTCGCCCCAGGCCATGGTATAATCCACTGTGGCCGCACCAATATTGGTGGTGTTGTTGTCCATGTATAAACTATTACCTTCGATCACATATAGATCGTTGCCCGAGATAGCAGAACCCCCTGTGGATACTCGATAGAAGTCATAACTCACAACCGGATTTGCCGTATAGATGATAATGTAATTTGTTCTCGTCGACGATGCTGTGGATCCCGCAGAATCCGGTACGGCATTGTGATTGTAGGCTGTCACTGTCACAGTGAATGGCGAATTTGTGTTTGAACTGTATGTGTGGCTCGGTGTGGAATCTGTTGTCGCCGTGGTTGGTGTTTCTCCCGTACCCCAATCGATGTTATATCTGGTTGCATTGCCTACAGCAGTAATAGTCAGTGTGACTGTTAGTCCTGCCCCGCCCACAGTTTGATCGGCAACAAAACTGACCGACTTAACATAGGTATTGTTACGTATATTTTCCATGGTTTCGTTTAGGTCGTCGATTGCATCAGTGATGGATTCACTTGTTGTTAGTCCCAAATAAGCACCGTCACCAAACGAGGAATCTGTCGGTAATCCTAATGTCAAATCTGTTCCTGTATTACCTGAGTTAGCATCAAAATATCTTTTGGTGACTAGATCGTCGTCTCCCACAGGGTCGGCCGCCTGTATGTTTGCTAGAGTTACTCCGGTTAAGTCTTGTCTTGTAGATCCATCTGATGTGGTTGTTCCTACTCGGAAAACATCTAATGATTCGTCCCAGTACAGAACTGCCGGATCACTTGATCCCCCTCTGTTGATCATTATACCAGCATCGGTTGCCGCGGAATTGTTAGAATTTACAACTAGTAGATTATCTTCCACAACTAAACTTTGAGAATCTATCGTTGTTGTTGTGCCTTCCACTGTTAAGTCGCCGGATATTGTTACGTCGTTTTGAAATCTTGCTGTGCCATTTACATCAAGTGCATAGGCTCCCGGTGTTGTTTTAACACCTATTCTGCCATTGATTACATCCAGATATAATAAATTTGTTTGAAATGCAAGATCTACACCATCTCTTACGAGGTTAGATTCTAACATATTACCTGGTATTCGTTGAATTGCCATACTACAGTTGTTATTTATTTTTCGTACAAATTTTATACTCTACTAATATTGCATAACAAAATATGCGTATATAAATATCATTATGTCTATAGAAGAAGCACTACAACTTGTTATCGATGAGAAGGTAAAAAAAATAACACAAGTTAATCTTGAAGTTTTATCTTCTAAAAACTATCATTTAACCAAAAAATTAGAAAAATTAGAAAGTAAATTAGAAGAGATTTTAACAACCTTGTCCGATAGAAATAATGATTTTTCTCCCGGAGAGATATCCGGTGATAAAATTTCCGGAGGAACCATTACTAAATTTTCTTCCACTGGCATCAGCGACGAAGCGTCAAACAAACGCTTGACTGTTTTAGATGATAGAGTTGTTATTGAAAAAAATCTTGAAGTTAAGGGCACTGTACAAATCAAAGAATTATTATATTACAAAGCCAAATGTGATGATCTAGACGTAAAAAATTCTGTAAGGATCGACGGACACGAAGTTTTATGGAAAGATCGTTTAGGAAACATCGTTACAAAATCAAGATTGACCGAACTGGGTGTGTTAAATGAATTGAACGTGGCGGACACCCTTACAGTTTATAAAAACAAAGTCGGCATCAATGTAAAAGATCCTGTGGGTGTCTTCGGAGTCACAGAAAACGATATACAAGTAGGAATGGGAGTAAAAGGCGACATTGGATTCGTTGGTACTGTTAATAGTGATACGTTTTCAATAGGTACTTCATATGAACCAACTCTATATGTCAGTCATGATAACAAAGTAGGAATTAAAATTAAAAAACCCAAAGCAGATCTTGATGTGGCAGGTTACATAAGATATCAAGGTCAAACTCATCAATACAACAATGAAATTCCTTCTAGTGGTAATTGGTCAACAGGAGACATATGTTGGAACAGTGAACCTGATTCAGGTAAACCTTTAGGATGGGTCTGTGTTAAATCTGGATCACCGGGTACTTGGAAAAAAATTGATATTATAAGTCAATAATTAAGCGGCGTCAAATCCGTGTAGAATTGTAATAGTTTCGCCAATGTCTATACTTTGAAGTCCACTGAAAGTGATATCTGTTCCTGAAACTGTATATTTAGAAGGTGCTTGATAGACCCCTGCAATAAAAACAAAAATCTTATTTTCTTCGTTGGAAGGTACAGATGTTGACATTGTATAAGTCGCGTCGGGCACCGAACCACCTGCATCCGTGATGGTGATACTGTCTGTAGTGATAGAGAGAGATCCGCTAACTCCGCCCGTTAATGCTACCCAAGCAATGCCGTTGTAATATTCAAATTTGTTGATCGACGTATTAAATCGTATTGCACCGCTTTCTGGATTGACTGGTGCCTCCGCAGTAGATCCTTGTGGGATTGAAATAGAGTTATGTCCGTCTGCTAGATCAAAATACTTAACGAATCTTCCCATGGTGTTATAATCCTATGGTTGAAATTGTGGCTTTGACTTGTCCTGTGGAATCCGGTGTGGCAATAATAATTTTGTCGCCATTGGCAAGAATTAATTTCTCGGTATCAATCACGTAAGTGTCTGTTCCTCTCACTCTCAATTGATTATAAATTTTATATCTGTCAGCAACTGATTGCCCTGACGGAACTATATATACATCTACGATTGCATCACCGTCGGGTGATGAAGTATTTAAATTACATAGATATATCACAGTTACAGCATTATCACCGCTCGATGTGTAAGCGGCCGAACCTGTTGAATTTGTTACTTCGTAATTTGTAATCGCCATGCTTTTATCCTAACGCAATCGCCAAAGCGGTTGCCTTCTTCTTACTTATCAATTCGTCCTCGGTACCGGAATTGATATTAGAGTTTATAAAATATAATCCTGTGCCACCGCCCGCCGCTGTCTTGTTATATAATTTAGTAATTGTGGTTGCTGTCGGGGTCGAAACCGCTCCGGAGAATGTCAAAATTTCCTCGATTATGACCGATCCCGTACCGTTGGCCGTTAATCTCAAATTTTGATTAGATCTATCAGTGCTGATGGTGTCTATGCCGTTTAGATCTCTGTTTAATGAAATTGTTATTGTGTCCTCTTCTGTGGCCGCAGTTGATATGTTAGATCCTCCTGCTACTAACACACTGTTACCTGTATTAACATCCACTACCGACGAATCATCGCCTCGGAATCCAATTGAGAACCCACCGCTTACTATTTGTGCATCTACATAATTTTTGGTTGCGGCGTGATCTGACTCTGTCGGGTCTGCTATTTTTAAATTCTTTAATGTAATATTTGTAACTTCATTGATAGATGCAGTGTTTGAGGTTGTTCCTATCTTGAAACTGTTTTCTGCGGCGTCCCAATAAAACAATCCGCTATCCTCAGATCCTCTATTAAAAAAGATACCAGAGTCTTGATCGCCTAATGAATTATTTTTTGCTAGTTCAATAAACTGATCTTCAAGAGTGATTGTTTGGGTGTTTAGGGTGGTCTGGTCTCCGTCTACTATTAGATCTCCCTTGATCCTAGTATATTTTGCATCTAAATTTATGTAATGACTTCCGGATGCTCCTGCACCTGCTTTTACTGTGTAATTACCCGAAGTTCTGAGAGTCTTTGCCATTTGCTATTATTTATAAAAGATTATGGGGGAGCATACACTCCCCCAAAAGCACGTGTTCTTGGTTATTACTCGGATACGATATCGATGATACCTTTATTTGCCTCGACTTGGAAATCACCTTGTGGATCAGTTCCTAATGAGTAAGGTATAGTACCTGTATCGCCGCCTGTAGTCACATAGTGAACTGTGTTGTTGTAGAATTTTTCTACATATGCTACTGTAGAATCATCTAATACAACTTTAACACAGAACTCACCGTAACCTGTGGCATTGTCGTTAGCCAACGATCCCGGAGCAACTGCTTTTAACAACATTACTGCTTCAGACGAATCATCCATGTGGATCTTGAATTTTTTAGATCCTCTTTGATTTACGATATATGCAGTGGTCGAATCAACTTTTGAACCACCGAATGTTCTGTAAGCCGTTACCGCAATTTTAGCAGAAGTATCTCCACCAAAGCTGGCAACAAACTTAGATTTTTTTACGGGTCTTCCCATTTTTTTTCTCCTTTAGTTAGGAGTCCAATGCACGTTCTAGGTGCTACGCGGTGGTTTATTTCCGCATAAGTCCCACATATGGGTGGGCTCTAATGAACTATCTGTATTTAGTATGTTTTGATAAAAATTTATATTTAAAAAAGAAAAAAATTCAAAAAAAAAGGGCGACCGAAGCCGCCCTTTTCGAAATACAAATAATTTCTTATTTGAATTTTAAGTTAGTTGAATCGATACCTACTAATCCAACGTAGTCAGCCGCGTTACCAAGTGAAGACGCAGTGTTTGTTAACTCTACGTATCCGTATCTTGTTAAGAAGCCTACTACTGGTTCGAAAGTAGATGGATCTAATACAACACCGCTTGACATTAAAGGAATGTAAGGGCAGTAGAACGCCGGAGCGTCTGCTTCACTTGCACCTTTGTATCCTACTAATACAGATGTGTTGTCAGAAGCGTATGCATCAACATATACTCTCATCGCACCATTTAAAGTACCAACGAACTTAGTGTTAGTTGGAGCCTCGAACGTACCTTCAGTTGATCTTGCGAACGCCGAAGTTGTTGCTGATTGAAGTACAGTTAAAGCAGTTGGAGATACTACAGCGTAGTTTCCAGCGCCTCTTCTTGTTCTTGTAGCGATTTGGTTAGCAACTCTGTTGATTAACACCGCTAATGCCGCGTGTTCATCACCTACGAATGTTGCAGTTCCAGATACAGCAGATTGGTCAAAAGTTTCAGAAGCAGATCCTGCTAATGTTCTTAATGATCCAATGATCTCTTGGTCGATCTCAGCAGTAATCTCTTGAGCAAGTGCCGCCATGATTTCTGCTTCAACATCAATCCCTTGTTGTGCTTGAGCATCTTGAGCCGCTTCGAAAGTCCATCTAGCTGATAATTTTCTAGATTTCGCTTCAACCGGTTGTTTCAAGATTTGGATTGACATTCTCTTACCAGCTTGACCTTCTAAAGAAGCAGTTGACGCCGCTTTAGGATCTGCGTTGTTCTGGTTACCAGAGTATGCTTTCGCAATTTTGAATGGAGATAATGCTTCTTCACCAGCAGTTGTGTTACCGCTTACTGTATCAGCATATCTGATTCTTAGTGTGTGGATTTGTCCTACAGGACCAGACATTGGTTGTACACCTACGATCTCGTTAGCGATCACAGTTGGCATAACCCGTCTAATCACAGGAAGGATAACCCTGTTTAACGTAGCAACGTTACCTGCAGATGTTGCACCCGCAGTTGCTTGTTCAGACAAATATCTTTTTGTGTTTTCCAACACAACGTCCATTGTCTTCTTCTTGTTGCCTGCTAAACCTTCAGTTAGAGCGGCTTTAGTTTCGCTCCATTTTGATTCAAATATTTCAGACATTTGAAAGTTCCCTTTTAGTTTAGTTGTTAGTTTTGGCAAGACCCGCTAATACGCGAATCGCACCTAAGTCAGCATCATCCCTGGTTTGTCTGGTGTCTGTCTTGTCGCCAGATGACTCAGAAATAATTTTCTTAGCCTTAGCAACAGGAGCATCTTCCATTACAGCAGGTAGATACTTGTCGTAAGCAGAGTTTAATTTGTCAGTTTGAGTTGACTCTAACAACTGACTCATAACTTCTGCTTTGTCTTTGCTCAAAGGTTTGAGCAACTCAGCCATCGTCGCCTTACGTTCCATCAAATCTTTCTGACGTTTTAATTCAATGTCTTTAGATTCAATCACCGCTTTTGCCTCTTCGATGGATTTCTCAGCGTCTTTTAGTTTCAAAGTAGTTTCATCTACAACTTTTAACAGTTTAGATGTTTCTGACTTCTCATTTAAGTAAGAAGCCTGATACTCTGAAGCAAACGCTTCGAAAATTTGTTTACCAAAGTTAATCTCTCTTGCAGATGTGATGTCTTCTTTAAGTGCGGCAATTTCTTCGCCTAACTTTTTAGTGACAGCACTCTCTACAACTTTAGCAGATTTCTTAATGAAAGCCTCTTTCAGTTTTGCTAACTGAGCTTTTGCTTCTTTCACTAGTTTGACTTTGGTCTCGATTACAGATTTTTTATCTTCTGAGAATTCTTTGATTTCCTTAGCAAGTGCGTTTACAACGAACTCTTCTAATTTTGCAAAGTTTTCACCAACAGATTTTCTGTCATCGTGTAGTTCTTTTACTTCATTAGTAAGTTTGCTTAATACAAACTCTTCTAATTTTGCTGAATGAGCGCCTACTGATTCCTTGTATGCGATCTTCTCTTGTGCAAGTTGCTTTCTGTCTTCAACAAATTTGCTGATCTCTTCGCTCAACTTGTCTGACATCATCTTGTCGATTGCTTCGATCATGTTTGACTTGTCGTGCTCGTATCTTTTCGCAAATTCTTCTCTCAGTTCAGCAGTGGCCTGCTCTCTATTTTCTTTGACTTTTGATTCCCACGCTTCTTCGATAGACTTTTTAGTGTCTTCTCCGATAACGCCAGATTCAACAAGTTTTGATATTGCGTCGAACATTTTATTTCAACCCCTTTATTATGTTGGTTAGTGCCTCTTGGAGGTATTTTTGTGCTTTTTTGTTATTTCTAACTTCGTTCGCCAGACCCATCGCCTTATTTCCGCCCCTTGTGTTCAACAAGTGTTCGTAAATTGGGGTTGGGTAAGCACCCGGTGCCGAAGGTTGGGCCACAACATCAACTGTGATGATCTCAAAGTCTGAAACTTCGCCGCCGCCGTATTCAGAAACGTTTCCGCTTCCTCTAGAACTGACGCCCAGTTTCACTCCCGATTCCAACATTGTCTTGACAAGTTGGCCCATTGGTGTTGGCAGGATCTTCATCTTGCCGTATCCATTTGGACCGTCCATCCACATTTCGGTAATCATGTGGCTGACTCGGTCCAAATTAATTTTTAAATCGTCTGGATGATCCACTTCGCCTAGTACGCTGTAACCAGAACTGATCTGATCATTGAGTGTTTTCACTGCTTTCTGAATTTCATTCACAGGATAAACTCTCTGATTGGCATTCTTGATGCCGCCTTGAATACAGATCCCCTTCATGTACAAATCCTTGCCGTCTTTTCCTTCGTGCAATACCTGTACTCTAGCCTGATCAAAGGTTAAGTGTTCTCTAAGATATAATGACATCCCGACCTTTCTCTTTTATCTCAATTACTTTTTAGCAACTGGAGATTTTGCTGATTTGTCTGATTTGTCAGCAGTATCGGCTTTCTCTTGCTTCTTGAAAGAAGTAGATTTGTCCTTACCACCTGTGTTCTCAAAATCACCTGCCATTTTTTGTGCAGTTGGAGCTGGTCTGCCTTTGTCTTCTGCAGAACCTTGTGCTATATTTTTAGCACCGTGTCCCATTTTTGTTCCTGCATCTGCTACTGGTGATTTTTTGTTATCAGACTTGTCACCGTTGTCGGCAGATTTTTGGATCTTGTATTCTTTTACAGTTTCCTTGGTCTCTTCTTTTGCTTCCATCGGTTGTATTTCGTCAGCGATTGGCTCTTCTGCCGATAATTCCAAAGATTCTTCTTCGGTCTCTTCGCCATCTTTGCCTGCCATCATTTTTTCGAATTCTGCTTTAAGTTCATCTAAAGCGTCTTCCAAGTCAGCAACTCTTTCTTCGGTGTCGCCTGCTTCTTCGCCTTCTTCACCGTGTTCGTCGCCCATCTCTTCATCGCCATCCATTTCGCCTTCTTCTTCTGCCGAAACGTCTTTGATTAATTCGTCAGTAGCATCACCACCGACTTCTTCGATAGACTCTTCTTCGTTTGTTGCTTCTTCTTTGGAAGTCTCTTCGATTTCAACTTCTTCTCCTTCTTCGACTTTGTCTTCAGAAGTTTCTTCTTTAGCAGTTTCTTCTACTTTTTCGTCTTCTTTAGACTCTTCTTTTGCTTCGGTAGTTTCATCTGCTGTTTCTACTAATCCTTCGTAGATGTCTCTAGACTTCTCTACTACGATTTCATGAAATAACGCTTCCGCTTTTTCATTCTCTTCGTTGATTAGCAATTCTAATAATTGTTCAAATTTATTTGACATTGCACGTGCTCCTTAGGTTTTGTACATTAATGTGTGAAGTATTTACACTAAAGCGATTAAAACGGTGGCAAAAAGCGGTCAAAACCGCAGAAAATATTAAATTTTAACTGTTAAATTATATATCTTTAAAAAATCTTCAATATCTATGTGTTTAAAGTTATTGTTGAATTCTAAATCATGCGGTCTAAACCAGACTTTGGGTGTTACTCTATAAAAATTAACATCTGGGTAATCCTGGATCACTCTTTTGGTTTGATTCATCCAGTTACCATAAAATGTGGCCTCATCTTTGCTTTTTTTATAGTTGCGTGTGTCTTTAAATATATTATTAAATTGAAAAGAATTTTTATGATTTTCGCGAGGATGACCTTGATAGTCAAAACCTAATATGTAAATTTGTTTAAATCCCCTATCGCATGCCATTTTAAGTGCAGTTGGTCCTGATGACCAACCCAGGCTAGGTTTAAACCATTGCACATAGTTTTTAGCATTTTCGTTTTTTTCGTATTGATTGTTCCAATTTGACCATACCTGATGTGTTCTTGGATACTCCGTTTCTGCTATTTCCAATATCATTTTTGGGTCAACAGCAACAAGATAATCCGGCTCTTCTGTTCTAAATACAGCATTACACCCCCAAACGGTACCATGTTGTTTAAGTTCTGCTATTTTTATCCCTTGGCGTGATTCGCCATTGCCTAATACAAATGCTATTTGTGACATTATAACTCTATATTATCTGCTGTGGCTGGTTGACCATACATTTTTTGAACAAATTCTGCTTGTTCCCGTTGGTCAGCATCGTGTTGCTCTGATGCTAGTCTCATTTTATTAATGTCGTGTAGAGTCAGTCTTGTTTTTCTTGTGTCTTCGCTATCTAAAATAGAAATATCATCCTCGGCATTGTAATTTTTTTGCTGTTCTAAGCCGTTTTCTGTATATGAGAAAAATTCAAATAGTTTCATAAAACTATTTATTATAAAGTACCGCCGGTGGGTGTCCCGCCTGTGTTTCCACCCGGGGTTGTTCCCGGAGTTCCTGGTGCAGTTGCTCCCGGTTGTTCTGTTCCTGGTTCCGGAGTTGGTTCTTCGAATTGATCTAGATCAGCACTTATATCGGATTGATTGATACCTGCTGTTCTTAATTGTGTGCTTTTCGATTGTTTTTTCTGTGCTACTGCATTTTCTTCAGCCCAAAGAGTAGAATTTTGTGCCATTTCCTCTTCCGATAATCCCAAATATCTTTTTAAAGCAAATCTCTTTGACATATAAGGTAATTCAGCCACCTGTACAAATGTACCCACTCGTGCCTGATCCATTTCTGCTTGTCTGTATTGTGCAAAGTTTTGAGGTGGATTAAATTTAATAGAGAATGTGGAATTGTCCACAGTATAACCTTTGCTGTTAATCCATAATTTAAATTCTTCATCAAATATCGGAGACACTAATGACTGTAATCTTTCACAATATTTGTTAAATCTCAATTCTTGGATGTACGCTGTGCCCACTCTACCATCATTGTATTGTTGTTGAGAATCATCTGGACCAGTGGGTAGATACGATGACGGAATTCTTAATCCTCTGAATAGTTTGTTAGTGAAATATCTTAAATCGTCAATCTCACCTAGGTTAGTACCGCCCGGTAATGTGTCCACTTTAGATCCGCGTCCTTCTGCTGTTTGCGGAAAGAAGTAATCTTCATTGATGCTCATTGGGTTGTACGTGGCATCCACATAGTTTACACCACCCGATGTGCTAGGAATTCTTCTCTGGTTTATCTCGTTCTTAACTCGTTCTACGAACTGCATCGCCAAGTGGGTCGGCATATTGCCCACGTCAATATAGAACACCCTACGTTCCGGTGCTCTCTGTACTCGATAGATGATGATCGCATCTTCTAATAATTCTTTCTGTTTGTAAACTTTGAATATCTGTTCCAGGATTGATTGTCCAAATGGGAATAGATTATCCATTCCGTCACTCAACGACATATGAATCACGTGCTCAGCATTGATGGCATACTGATTCATTGTCTTGTAGAATCTACCTCCCGTGCCTCCTTGCGGATAACTCATGTTCACGCCCTGACCTGCACCGGCATAATTTTGTTGATAAGGTCCGGATGTAGTTCCTCCGTATAATTGATTAGGTGTAATTTGGGTGGCATTTAATTTTTGTAAATTAGGGTTGATATCTCTTACAATATATTGTTCTGGTACCTTACCGTCTGATTCGTTAACAATAATCCTGTCAATCTTGGCAGGATCCATGTATAGCCATTTTTGTGTCTCGGGATCTCTTACAAAAAAACAATCTCCGTATTTTAAAACATTTCTAAATATACGAAATATTCTTCTGCCAAATCTGTTTGACTTTGTCCATTGTTGTAATGCTTTTTTTAATAACTTAACTTCCGACTCTGTAATTTCATCTTTGAACACAAGATCAAACGGTGTTTCGTTTTCTCTATTAGATTGTGTACAAAATTCTGCTAGGATATCTAGTGCCGCATTGACTTCGGAATCGGTATCCATTTGATCATATTGAAAATATCTTTGTACTCTGTTTGGATGTCCTGTATATACATCGGGTAGGTAAGATGAGTAGTTTCTTTTTGCGAATTGTGGACTTCTGTCTCCTGCTATGGGAGATAAGTTTGCGTCTTTAAAATATTTTTTCCAAGCCATAATTTATATATTATATTATAGATCCTGATAATTTTGCAAGACCTTTTTTCAATCCCCCTGTATTTTGTTCCGTTTTAGCATTAATACCAACAAGTGTACTTATTGCTTGTAGTGTTGATTCGTTATTCTGTAGTTGCTTCTGGCTAATTTGATTCATCATCATCATTTGGTTAAGCATTTGAGCATCATAATTTGTTTTTCTTTCTGCAATATCTTTATTTTTCTTAGTATCCTCGGCATTTAACACAGTCTCGCCTTTGTGTATTTGCATCAAGGCTGTTCTAGGCTCAAATTGAAGTCCTACCGAAGATTGTGTTCCTCTTGCTCTTGTTTGCATTTGACCACCATAGTTGGATAGCAAACCATATAACCCACCGGCAACTCCCCCAATCGCTGTACCTATGCCTGGTAATATTAAAGAACCCAGTGCCGCTCCTGATAGTGCGGTTGATCCTATATCCAATAGTTTTCCGAGATCGTTATCCCTGCCAACGGCAGATGCCGCAAGACCCAATCCCAATCCGCCAGCACCGAATTTACTAAAATTACCTATTCTTCCTCGAGTCCCACCACCGGCGGTCAGTGTCTGCGGAACATTTTGATTTCCTCGACCGAAAAAATTAGAAAATCCTCTCATACCTAATCTAACTCCCGCGGCAGTTACTAGAATCTGTGAGCCTTTGTCCAAGAAATAACCTCCCACTGTCCTAGATAAAAATAGTACTGCTTTGGTTTGATTGTTTAAATCTGCTATTCCTTTGGATATACCTTTGATACCTTCGTTCAACAATCCACCACCGACACCAATCACATCACCGATCGCGGCAAAGAATCCAGTTTCGATAGATTGGAAAGCACTACTCAACCGTTTCGAGGCATCTTCAAACTGAGTAAAACTCTTTGTTAATTCGTCTTGACGTTTTTTTTGCTCATTTGTCACAGCAGTTTCGTCTAATTTTGCAGTTGCTAGTTTATTGACTTCACCGTAAAGTCTTGCAAACTCGACCTGTCCGGTTTGAGCAACGGATCTCAAACTTTGATTTGATCTCTCTGCGGCATTTCTCAATTGTCGCATTGCCTGGGTGCTGGATATTGTGCCTGCTGTAAGATTTTGTATGATGGCACTTGCCTCAGGAATATTCATCACAAGGTCTTTTGCCGCTTGAGTTACCGGAACCCCAGCATTCGCAATCAAGTCTTGGAATCCATCTCGTAGACCCGGGGCCAGCTGGCCCACCGATGCCGCAAACGCAGACAATCTATTTTGAGTTTCTTTGGTCTGCGTTGACAAGAATGCTAAAAATTTCTCATTGGTTAATTGTGCTTCGATCTGTTTTTGCAATCCTGCTCTTTGTTGTCCAGTTAATTTAGATAATTTGTCTAATTCTAACGCTAACGACTCGGCAGATCGAATCTGTTCAGCATCCGATGTCTGTCTAAACGATCCTGTTCTACGTTGCAATGTCAATTGGGTGAGTAACACATCGTTTAAATCTTCCACTGTCAATCCCAACGGAAATAAAACTTCTCCCGAGGTTTTTCTAAAAAGATTACTCAGTTTTCCAAATTCGGTTGCCCCTTGAGTTGAACTTCCGTACAACGCGGCAAGATTCTCACTATTCTCCTGGACCAACTTAGAAAAATCTGCAAGTGGTAATCCAGCATTCAGTGCCGCATTTCTCATCTGGATCAACGACTGACCAAATGATGCACCGATATTGGATAGACTACGATACGCTTCGATGTTGTTCGATAATCTTGCACCAACATCTACAATAGCATCTCCGACCAGACCAAATTTTCCTTGGAAAACATTTGTGTAATCGGATAGTTTGCCTGTGCCGGCATAGGCCGCTTCGCCTAACCCTTTTAATGTGGTCCTGACTGTTGCTGTCCTGTCGGCAAGTCTCTGTGCTTGTACGACATTTTTCCCTTGAGCACGATATAACTCGTAAAATTTATCTGTGACTTCGTCACTGGCTTTGACCAACTCTGATTGTATGCGTACCTGCTTGTCTAATGTTTTGTTTAATGCCTCGTAGTCTTTGTCGCTCAATCCCAGGTTTTTTACCAAACCACGCATTTCTCGATTGACTCGCTGTATTTCAGACGACGATAATGCCTGTTTCAACAATTTTATTTGATTTTGAACTAGATATTTTTGAGAAGCGTTGAGGTTTTTTCCCACCTCACCTAAAATTCGTTTCAATTCCTGTTCGTCCATGCTTTAAAAACCCATATAATATATCCATATAAATATAGACATACATCTTGTTATAGTGTATATTTATAGAACTTAAAATATGGTAGAAAACACAAACCCTTTAAAAAAGTATTACAGGCAACCGCAGATCAGCATTTCTCTGCCGAGCGGCAACCGGTATTACACAGACTCTGTGGTACAAAAAACAACCACCGGCGAGCATCCGGTATTGCCAATGACTGCGATCGACGAGCTGTCTTTTAGAACACCTGATTCTCTGATGAACGGCCAGGCCACTGTGGATGTGATAAAGAGTTGCATACCCACTATAGTGGATCCTTGGCAGTTGGTCAACTATGACCTAGACACGGTGTTGATCGCAATAAGGATTGCAAGTTATGGAGAAACCATGGACGTCACGGTCGGAGTTCCGGGAACCAATGAAGAGGCCACGCACACAATCAACCTACCGTCGTTGCTGGAGCAGTTGAAAGGCAAGGTCATACAGGAACAATTCACGCTCAAGGGGGGTCTTCAGATATACATCAAACCATTAACCTACAAGCAACTGACCGAATCACAACTCAGAACGTTTGAACAACAACGAATCTATGCACAGGTCGTGGCCAGCGAACTGACCACAGAAGAAAAGACCAAGCGTTTCACAGACAGTTTCAAGATGCTGAGTCAATTGAACATGAACCTAATCAAATCCAACATCAGTAAAATTGTGTTGCCAACGGGCGAGACGGTCGAGGATGCTCAGCACATCGAAGAATTCATTGCCAATGCCGACACAAAATTAGTGAAGGAATTGGAAACAAACATGATCGAGATCCGTTCTCAGGGATCGATCAAACCAATGCAGGTCAAATCAACGGAAGAGCAAATTAAATCGGGAGCACCACTAAACTACGAGGTGCCGATCACGTTTGACAACGCAAATTTTTTCGTATAACACTTTTGGCATTCCAGGAATCTGACATCGTTAAATATCTCAAGGATCTCGACAGCGAGTGTCGCAACATTAAACATGAATTGTTCAAGATATGTTGGTATATGCGTGGAGGGGTGACTTATCAAGAGTCCCTGCACATGAGCGCGGACGACCGCAAAATAGTGGCCGACATAGTCAAAAACAATTTGGAAACCGCAAAAAAAACAGGACAACCGTTCTTTTAATACCAAACGAAAAATAGTATAATATAATGATGCAAATCACGGAGTATATATAATCTACGCTATGAGCAACAAAGATCTTATATCAGAACTTAAGGCACATATAAAAGAACTGACCACAGAGAGAGATGATTTGAACAAAACCATCGCCCTCAAGGACAGTCGTATCAAACAACTGTTATTGAAAATCGAAGACGCCAACACCGAGGTACAGTCCACTGTGAAAAAGATGCAGGAATGTAAAGAACAGACACAGGCCGCTGAGGAAGAAGTGGAAAAGATGAAGAAGAAAATCAAACAGATCAAACACAATCTGGGTGGTCAGTTGGGAGTCGACGATGAGATGCCTATCACACAATCTGAACAAACTGAAGAATCCGAAGATCGATAAGAGATGTGCCCTGCACATCTGAAACTCGCTATCGCTCGTTTCATTTATCTTTGCGCCTGCTGTGGCAGATGAGTAGTCACAATTCGGCTGTTTCCAGCCGAACCGACCTGATCCCGTGTGGCGAGTATCGCAGTCACCGTATATCGCTGTCGTAACCGGGCGGTTGTGCTGTACCCGTTTGCTCATTCATCCAACGCGAGCCCTGCCAACCCCTATACGATGGTTGTGGCAAGACCTGGGGGTGTATCTTTTTCACAGAGCCCCATCCTTTTTGCCTTGTACATCAAGGGATTCACCTGTCGCTTTTCAGCCGCATTTCCCTGCTCACTTCGTTGATGTTATATTTTGCCTGATTTGTTTTAAGATTGCCTAGCACTTGTATATAACATATAAAGATTTCTCGGTCAAAGATATTGAGTTTAAATACCAATATGGCGTGGATCTACAACAACAAAACAGTGGAAACTTTACCAGAAGATTGCGTGGGGTTTGTGTACTGCATCACCAATACAGCGAATGGCAAGATGTACATTGGAAAGAAATTGTCCAAATTCAAAACCACGCGATATAAAATGCACACGCAAAAAAATGGAAAAAAAGTGCGTAAACGCATTCGAGGCGCTGTGGATTCTGACTGGCGCGGATATTACGGGTCGAGTGATGCACTACTAAAAGATCTAGCACAGGTAGGCGAGGATAAGTTTCGTAGGGAGATACTTTATTATTGCAGATCAAAAGCAGAATGCAATTATATCGAGGCCAGAGAACAGTTCTCTCGAAAGGTATTAGAGTCAGATCAGTATTACAATGGACACATAAGGGTAAGAGTCCATGGATCTCTGATACTCAATAAGGACATCAAGTAATGAAATGGTGGTCCAACAGTCGTAAGGCGAAGAAGAGAATGTTAGCATCATTTCCGATCTATTCTAAATTGGATGATTTCGAAGTACAGATACGTTTCGAGGGATGGGTCAAACACTATCCGCACATTGAAGAATTATATGATTTAAAAAAATTAATATTATCGATCGATGATAAAGAGAATTTCAATGTTGAGGTCAAGATGACCGATAAACAATTCACTATGTGGTGTCTAAAATATCCAGAAACTCCTATAGGGCACACCTTTTCGGTATACGACATATAAGAATAGGCCCAATGCGAACACAGGGCCTATAGTTGTAGTTCTACTACTTGACTGAAATGTTCACAGCAGAAGGGCCTTTTGGACCATCCTGTGTATCAAACATCACCGTATCGCCTTCATTCAACGAGTGTAAGCCTGCGGCTTCTACTGCTGA